CCGCGTCTCGAAATCAAGCCAGAGAGTTTTCATGGGCTGTAGATACTCACGGGCGCCAGCGGGGGGAGGACCACTGGCGCCCGCTTTCACTCCTCCTTACGCGCTGCGACGACGGCGACGCGACTCGGTAGGAGCGTCATCTGATGCGACCTCGTCCGCTGCATCAGATTCCGCAGCCGCACCATCCATCCCGACCCACTCAATAACTTCGAAGACGGGGGTATAGATGCGACCGTAGGACTTGTGGACGTAGTGTTCCTTCTTCAGGCGCACCACGGGGACCGGCTTGGTCTGGTCCTTATCGACCTGGGCGGCGATGGCGAGCGCAAGCTGCTGCACCGCCTTCTTACCGCCCACGGACGTGACCGTGTAACGGCCTTCCAGATCCTTGTCCTCGCCGGACATGCACTTCAGGGACAGACCAACCTGCACCTCCCAGCCGCGCTTGGCGGCAGGCGGCGCAACGTCAAGTTCAGGCAGCGGCTGTGACACCGGCACCATCTTTTCACCAAGAACTTCACCTTCGCCCCAAGCAATAAAGCCGTGGACAAAACTGAACGGATTAATAGCCCAAGTCGAATCATCCTCGATCTCGGTCTGATCCGCGCCGAATACCCAATGACCGGTCTTGTCCATCTTGATGATGACAGAACCTGCGCCATCAGGGACGCCCGCGCTGATCGAACGCAGACTAGAGGCGAGAGACGCAACTGACGGAAGGTTAGCGCCACCGAACACTGTAAGATTTGACATTACCATTTCTCCTTAGACAAGTTTACCAAGAGCGGCGGACAGTTGTGCGCCGATCTGCAACACCGCCGGGCGAGGATCATCCTCTGACGCCAGCGTGTTACCCGATGAGACAGCGACGACGTGATCCGCAGGCAGCGCGAGCTTGTGCTTCTTCAACACTTTCTCGGCCTTCGCAGGACTCAAGATCGTCATCTCTGTCAATTCTTTTACATCGAGCCCCAGTTCGCACATGGCGTCAAGGGCCTTTCCTTCATCCATCCACTGGCGCATCGCGCGCTTGGGGACAAGTTTGTAGCCGGGCACCGGCAAGCCAGCCTCCAGCGTCTGCATCGCCAGCGCCCGCACTTCCTTGATCCAGCCTTCCAACTGGTCCGCCATCTTCAGGTAGTCGGACACGTCAGCGACATCGACGCTCTTCAACGCGGCCACCATCGCCCGGTCAGCAGCGCCGGTCATGATGGGGCAGATCGCCTTGCCCGCGCACCAGCGGCACCAATCGCCCTGCGCCAGCGGCGCGTCAGGACGCTGGGCAACCTTGACCGCCTGCATTAGCTCCTTTTCGAACAGTTGAATGCGGCGCGGGGTCGTCTCCCAACGCTTGACGTAGGGCGGCTGCACGATGACCAGCTCGACCTTGGTTGCGCCTTCGAACGCCCACTGGGCAGCGGGGGTCCGCATGGCCGCAGCGGCGTAGAACATAAGCTGTGGATTCTCTTCGACATCGACGGCAACGCCATCGCCGAACTTCCAATCGACAATGTACGCCGTGTCGCCGATGCGGCCCACGATGTCCGACGACCCAAACACGCCGGGCAGCAAATCGCCAAACCCAACGACCACTTCGGTCTCGTATTCCATGATCTTGTCGGGGTCGATCTCGTTCAGCGCCGCCAGCGCGGGCAACAGCTTGTTGTCGATTAGATCCTGATCAAGCGTCACGTCCGCATGGACAGCGCCGAGGAAATCCTGTGCGGGGGCCTTGCCGTCCAGCACGTCCGCGATGACGTTGTGGAGCAGGGTGCCGGTGTCGGCGTAGACGCTAGACGGCTTGGGCGGCATCTGGGTGACGAGCGCCACGGAGCCAGGGCAGTTGATGACACGCTTGGCGGTGGACCCGCCGACGATGCTGGAATGTTGAGCCATTAGATTACCTCAGTGGACTGTTGACTGACAGACACTAGACTTTCCTTTACGAACATGCAATACATTTTTTTATGAAAGAAAGTGAGATCGAACGATATTTCGTGTGGACCGTCCAGTCGCTGGGCGGCGTCACCTACAAGTTCAGGTCGCCCACGCAGCGCGGGGTGGTTGATCGGATCGCGTGTATGCCCAACGGCGAAACGTGGTTCGTGGAAATCAAAACAGAAGGCGGGCGTCTTGCGCCGCTTCAAAAGTTATTCGCCGCTGATATGCGGCGTCTTGGGCAGCGTTACGCCTGCCTCTGGTCAACGGAGGAGATAGATATATGGGCTTTAAATTACGGCCTTATCAAGAAAAAGCCGCTGATTTCCTGTTCGAGCGCAACCGGGCCATGATCCTAGCGCCCGTGGGCGCAGGCAAGACGGCCATCACGCTGACGGCTATGACCGAGCTGATCGCGGAAGGGCACGTCAAGCGTTGGCTGGTGCTGGCCCCCAAGCGCGTTTGCACGGACGTGTGGCCGGTCGAGCAACCCAAGTGGGCTCCAGACTTTGAGATTGCCGTCGCCACTGGGACGCCAGCGCAGCGTCAAGCAGCGTTTGACAGCGCCGCGCCTATCGTCGTGACGAACTACGACAACATCCAGTCCCTGCCGGATTTGTCGGGTTTCGACGGCATCGTCTTCGACGAGCTGACGCGGCTCAAGAACCCCAGCGGCAAACGCTTCAAGGCGCTGTTGGCGCACCTAGACAAGATCCCGTTCCGGTGGGGCCTGACCGGCTCGTTCACATCCAACGGGCTTGAAGACGTGTTCGGCCAATGCAAGGTAATCGACCAGACGCTGTTGGGCCGCGCCAAGGGGGCGTTCCTCCAGAAGTACTTCGTGTGCGTCAACCGCGACTTCGGCGATTGGCAACCGCGCAAGGGCGCGCTGGAGCAGGTCATGGACGCCATCCGTCCGGCAACCTTCGTGCTGGAGCCAGGCGAGTACAGCGACAAACTGCCGCAGTTAAATGTTGTGGAAATGCGCTGCGACATGCCTGACCGCAAGCCCTACGAGAAAATGAAGCGCGATTTTGTGCTGGAGTACGGCGAGGACCGGATCATCGCGGCGAACGCCGCCGCCGTGACGAACAAGCTTCAGCAGATGGCGTCTGGGTTCGTCTACGATACGCAAACGGTCGTTGCTCTAGAGCCCGGCAAGTTTCATGTGAAACAAAAGGCCATCTGGTTTTCTACACACAAGTTCGATCTGCTGGACGAGATCCTGAACGAGAATCAGCACGCCAACACGATCATCGTCTACAATTACAAGGAAGAGCTGGCCGAGTTGCTGCGCCGGTATCCGCTGGCGCGAACAATTGATGATTTCAACGCCATCAAGCGGTGGAACGCGGGCGAGATCGAGATGCTGCTGATTCATCCCAAGTCGGCGGGGCATGGCCTGAACCTCCAGTTTGGCGGTTGCAAGATCATTTTCCTGTCGATGCCGTGGTCGCTGGAGTTGTTCGAGCAGACGGTGGGGCGCATTCACCGGGGCGGCCAGACGCGGGATGTCTGGTGTTATCTGCTGATCTGTAATAAAACTATAGACGAACGGATCTGGGGCGCGCTTCAGGACAAGCGGGCGATCTCAGACATAGCACTTGAGGAATTGAAGACATGAACTGGCGCGAGATCAACAAGGTGTTGCCCGATCTGGACGAGGACACCATCAAGAAGATGCTGGACGAGGAGCGCGTGGGCGAGCAACGGCAGTCGGTGCTGATCCGCCTGCACCAACGCTACACGATGCTGCGGGCGGCGCGGGAGCGCATGGAGATCCTTGGCGATGCCGAGTTTCCGCGTGTGATGGCGCTCACTTAGCGCACCAACCTTCGCGGCGGGCGTTGTTCTGCTTGACCTCGATGATGGTCGCCGTGGTGTCCTTGGACGACCAAGACACGTCCTTCCAGACGGTGCAGACCGCGCCGTTAGTCTCGACGGTGCTGGTCAGGGTCACGCACCCGGTCAGGGGAAGTGTTAACAGCATCGCCAAAACGAATCGCATTGCCTGTCCTCCGTAGAACGTCTGCCGTCGCAGCGGCCTCAACCTCAGCCACTGCATCTCTGCGGATCTTGTAGTAGACACCGCTCAAGACGGCTATGGCAATGCACGCCATGATGGCGTAACGCCCCAGCGGCGTGAACAGCAGGCTAAACACCGTGTTCGTCCATGTTCTGCTTGCGCCAGTACCAAATGGCTGCGCCTGCGCCAATGATCGCCACCATGATGACGAAATTTGGGTTGCTGAGTAGGCCCATAAACTGATCCGCCACGTCAGACGCATCCTTCGCCTGCGCTGCGACCTCCTTAGCGACGCCCAAGCTTCCGAGCCCTGCCGTAAGTAGCGCCGCGTTACCTTGCTTGCTGTCCGCCATAGTTCGTACAGGTACAGGATCGGGATCGGTGCGCTGTTCTTGCTCATGATCGAATACCTGTTCGGGGGTGACGGGCGTTGCGCCCGCCGTCCACCATGCGCCCGCCGCCTGGCGACGACGGACGAGCCCCGGCAGCACCTTGCCGCCGCCCTTGGTCCATTTCATCAACTCGGCAGGCACCGCGTCAAGATTACCTGAGTTTATCTTTTTCAGCATTGTCGAAGATTTGAGGTTGCCGACGCCCGCGTTGTAGGCGAAGTCCACCAGCACGTCGAACTGGTTCTGCGTCAGTTTGACCTTGACCAGATCCATCACGCCAATCTCATACTTGACCAGATCGCGTTTGAGGATGTCTTCGGCCTGCGCCTGCGTGATGGTCATGCCGTCGTTGACCATAGGAGCGCCCGCAGCCGATGTGTGGCCGTAGCCGATGGTGCAGACATTGGCGGGACAACGGTATGCCTTCAGCTTGCAGCCTTCAAACTTCTTGAGGAGGTTGTCTAACCCGCCTTGGCTCATGTGCATGGTTATTTTCCCTTCTCTAAAAGAGTGACACGCTTATCCAGCGCGGCGATCAGTTGTGCTGTGTCAAACCGAATGGAGGCGCGGGCGGCAGCGGCGTCGGCCACCATGTCCATGCGGCTCTTCTCGATGGCGGACATGGAACGCTCACGGTCCAACGTCATGGCGGCGCGGGCCAAGGCGCTTTCCTTTTCAACTTTGCTGATCTGATCGCTCAGGTTTTCGCGGATCTGCGCCATGTCGATGGTTGTGCCTTGGGGCGGGATCGCCTTGTTGTCTGAGTTAACAACGACAGCAATCTTGGACTTCAATTGAATGATTTCGTTGTTAGCACCGGATAGGGCGCTCATGAGATAGACAACGCAAGAGAACAGGATCGGGATGCCTGCGAAGGTGATCTTCTCGACCAACGCGCCCTTGCTGGCGCTTGCCGCCATCTCAATAGCGAACTTTTCCTGTTTCTCTTCGGTCGTGCTCATTTGTCCGCCTTTGCATCCAGTTTGTCGTAGATGCGCTTGAACATGTCTTCGAT